GGCGAAATGCCGGTGCAGGAAGCGCAGCGGCGGCATGGGCAATACCGGGTGGAGGGGGTGCTGTTCAGCCCGGCGAGGAAGCTCGACATGGCCACGGCCTTGAAGGAGCGCATGGAGGATCGGCGGCTGCGGCTGCCGGTGGGTCATGCGGCCCTGCGCGCGGACCTGCACAGCGTGCAGCGGGTGGCTGGACCGAACGGTAAACCGCGCCTGGTGGCCGAGCGGGAAAACGGCAGCCACGCCGACCGCTTCTGGGCGCTGGCGCTGGCGTGCTCGGCGGCGGCGCAGCCTAAGTTCGCCTACGGCTACGAGCCGGTGGGCGCTCGCAAGTGGTCTGGGCGGTATGACCCGGCGCTGGAGGATGCGCCGATGGATAAATGGAGCGCCTACTGATGGACACCCAAGCCCTCAAAACCGAACTCGCCGCCCCGGCGCTGACCGGCTTTCGCCAGGCGTGGGTCTGGCGGCCCCTGGCCAGCCTCACGCCCGTGCAGGTGGCGGAAACCCTGCGCCGCGCGGCCATGGGCGATGCGCACGACTTCCTGATCGCCGCCGCCGACATCGAGGAAAAAGACCTGCACTACCGCGCCGTGCTGCAAACCCGCAAGCTCGCCGTGGCGGGCCTGCCGTGGGATGTGCAGCCCGCGGAGGAGTCGCGCGCGGCGAAGAAGGCCGCCGCTCTGACGCGCCAGGTGCTCGAATCCATCGACCTCCCCGAACTATTGGTGCAGCTGCTCGATGCCCTCTCCAAGGGCTACGCGGTGGCCGAGATTGTCTGGCAGACCGACGGCCCCACCTGGGTGCCAGCCGCCATCCTGCCGCGCGAGCCGCACTGGTTCCGCTTCGACCGCGAGACGGGGCGGGAACTGCGGCTGTTCGACGGCACGCCGGACGGGGCGGAGCTTCCGCCGTATAAGTTCATCTGCCACACACCAAAGATCATGGCGGGCATACCGCTCATGGGCGGGCTGGCGCGCTCGGCCCTGTGGGCCTGGGTGTTCAAGAGCTACGCGTTTCGCGACTGGGCGGCGTTTGCCGAGCTCTACGGCCAGCCGATCCGACTGGGCAAATACGGTCCGGACGCCACGCGCGAGGACATCGCCGTCCTGAAGCGTGCCGTCTTCGAGCTGGGCTCGGATGCCGGCGCGGTGATCCCGGCGGGCATGTCGCTGGAGATCTTGGAGAGTGGGGCCAAGAGTGCCTCCGCCGACCTCTACCAGCGCCTGATCGAATACCTCGACCGGCAGGTCTCCAAGGCCGTGCTGGGGCAGACCCTCACCACCGACCAGGGGACCTACGGCAGCCTGGCGCAGGCCAAGGTGCATGACGAAGTGCGCGCCGACCTGATGCGCGCCGACGCCCGTGCGCTTGCCGCCACGCTCACGCGCGATCTTGTGCGCCCGCTCATTGCGCTCAATCTACCCGATGCGCCGCTGCCGAAGCTTACGCTGATGGTCGAGGAGCCGGAGGACATGGCTGCGCTGGCGGAGCAACTGGCGAAACTCGTGCCGCTGGGCGTGCCCATCCCGCAGCGCTGGGTGCGTGAGAAGTGGGGTATCCCGGAAGCTGCGCCGGATGAGCCGGTGCTTGGCGCGACTGCTACGCCACAAGCTCCGTCAGACACCACGCAGCAAGCCGCGCAGCGTAGCATGCAATCCTCGCACGCAGCTGCTGGCGAGGCCGATCCGACCCCCATCGACCCCATGACCGACCGCATGGAGCAAGAAGCCGCGCCAGTTTGGGCTGAGATCATGGACACGATCAAGCGCTTTGTGAATGAGGCGCAGAGTCTTAAGCAGCTGCGTGATGCGCTGCTGGCAGCCTACGGCGACCTGCCCACCGACCGGCTCGCCGAGATCATGGCGATGGGTTTTGCCGCCGCGGAGTTGGCCGGGCGCTTCGATGTACGTCAGGAGTCTGCCACATGAGCGACGATGCCGACCGCGCTGCGCAAGAAATCGAACAAGCCTTGCAGGAAGCTATTGCCAGAGCTCGCCAGCAGCTAAAACAGCGCCCAGGTAAGCAAGGCAAGTGTTTGTGGTGCGGCGAGGAGGTACCACCGGGGCACAGATGGTGCAGCATCGATTGCCGAGAAGACTGGTGCCGGTATGGAGAAGACAGCGGCTGCTGATCCTGCCATTGCGTTTATCTTTAAGCGCCCGTTCGCCGAGCAGGTGGCGTTCTTTCGCGGCAAGCTCGGCAACCTCGTCCCGACAAAGCGCTGGGACGACATCTGGAAATCTGCTCACGACCGTGCCTTTATGGTGGCCGGGGCGGCCAAGGCCGACTTGCTGGCCGATCTTGCCGAGGCGGTGGACAAGGCCATCGCCGATGGCGAGACGCTGGACAAGTTCCGTGAGCGCTTTGCCGACATCGTCCAAAAACGCGGCTGGCACGGCTGGACGGGCGAGGCGACGGAAGCAGGCCGCGCCTGGCGCACTCGTATCATCTACCAGACGAATCTGTTCACCAGCTACGCCGCCGGGCGGCTGGCGCAATTGCGCGATGCAGGCTACCGCTACTGGGTCTATCGCCACACACCGCAAGAACACCCGCGCCTCCAGCACCTTGCCTGGGACGGGCTGACGCTGCCAGCCAATCATCCTTTCTGGCAGACGCACTACCCGCCCAATGGCTTTGGCTGCAAATGCCGTGCTGTCGGAGCCAACGGCCCGAATACGGCGAAGCTCGTAGGCGGCAAACCAGGCTACACCGAACCGCCGGCCGGATGGGATGAGATCGACCCCAAGACCGGCGAGCAGGTGGGGATCGACAAGGGCTGGGGCTACATGCCGGGGGCAACGTCTGATCTGGTGCGAGAGATAGAGCGCAAGGCGGCAAATCTGCCGTCTCCGCTTGGAGATGAGCTGAAAGAGGATGTTGCGTCGCGCTTCCGGACCAAGCTGACTAAGGCTTTCGATGACGTTGTATCGAGAGCAAAGGCTGATAGGCCGAAGATAGAGTACGCTGCCCTTCTGGGCGAGTCAGGGGATCAACTCTGGATCAAGCGCGGAGGCGACAGCTATGTCGAGTTCACCTTGGAAGAAGTACAGCAAATGAGGGGGGCGATACTTGTGCACAATCACCCAAGCGGCAGGTCGTTGTCTCTTGAAGACATGAAGCTGGCAGGTGCTCAAGGCCTTCGGCGCATATACGCCGTCAGTAACGACCGCAGCAACATCTATGCAGCGACAGTTATGGAGCGCAGCGTCGATAGGCTGGTTGATAGATACCAGAAGTATGATGCCGAGGTGCGTAACGTCTTTATGAGGAAAATTGGTAGGGGAGAAATTACGGTATCAGAGGCTGAAAGGTGGCATCATCACGTGGTGAATGCGCTCGCATCTATCGATGGTCTTGTCAGCTATCGCGTCATTGGCAGCGTTCCGCAGTGGGTCAAGGAGGTAACTCATGAGTTACGTCCTGGTTGATCATGGTTTGACGCCGTTTTCTCCAATCGAGGAGGTAGATAGGTGGATAGAGCGCGTTAAGCGAATGATAGAGGAGAATCCGAACAACAACGAGCTGCGAGAGGCATTGATGGAACTTGAACGCTTGCGCGGCTTAGTGAGGGGAGAGGAACCAAGCTGATGATCCGCATCGAAATCGACGACCGCGAAGTGCGCAAGGCGCTGGAAGACCTGCGACGCCGAACCTCGAACATGAAGACCGTCATGCATGACATCGGCAAGGCGCTGACGGAAGGCAGCCGTGAGCGAATCCTATCCGGCCGCGACTGGACGGGTCAGCCATTCGCGCCCAATAGTCCGGCCACGCTGGCGCGCAAGAAAGGCAACAAGCCGCTGATTGACAAGATGTCATTCGTCACCGGTCGCCTGCACTACGAATCAACTGCCGACAGCGTGACCGTCGGCTCCTCAGCCGATCAGGCCGCAGTGTTGCAGTTCGGCGCGAAGAAGGGCGCATTCGGCGCGACAAAGCGCGGCGCAAAGATTCCATGGGGCGATATTCCTGCGCGGCGCTACTTCCCAGTCCAGGAGAGCGGCGAGCTAGATGACGCAGCACGCTCGCTGATCATCGATGCTATCCGTTCGTATCTGGCGGATGGCGATAGTTGACAAATCGGTATTCGCGTGATATACGTCAGCCAATATTATTTACTCTGTAGAAACTCACGCAGAGTTGCTCAGACTAGCGCGAAACGCCATCTCCCTGCCTATCCATCCTGCAGACCCCCCTGACGGGACCTTCACCCCGCCGGAGTGGGTACACCTCATTCCGGCCGGGACTTTTTCCGGGAGGGACGGACGTGGGCCATACACGCTTGACGCCAAGGCGGTACTGGACGCCTTCGCCGCCAACGGCGCAGACCTGCCAATCGACTATGACCACCAGAGCCTAACCGCCGACGAGAAGGCAGGACCAGTTCCAGACGCCGGGTGGATTAAGGAGCTGCAAGCCAGAGAGGATGGCATCTGGGCGCGGGTGGAGTGGACGCCGCGCGCCGCTGAGCTGCTCGCCAATAAGGAATACCGCTACCTCTCGCCGGTCTTCCGCTACCAGGCCAAAACAGGCAAGGTGGTAGCGCTGACCGGCGCAGGACTGACCCACAACCCAAACCTTTACCTACAAGCCGCTGCATCACGAAAGGAGACCGTCACCATGACTCTACCAGAAAAGCTCGCCGCCATGCTGGGTGTTCCAGCAGACTGCACAGAAGACGAAGCCGTCGCCGCCTGCCAGCGCTTGATAGACGAGCGCGATGCTGCTCACCGCCGTGAACCAGACCCGGCAAAGTATGTCCCAATTGACCTGCACAAGCAGGTAGCCGATCAGCTCGCCGCCTTGCAGGAAGAAATCGCCCGCCGCGATGCCGAAGCTGCTGTGGAAGCCGCCATGAGCGCGCGCAAGGTCTCGCCTGGAATGAAAGAATGGGCGCTATCCTACGCCAGCCGCGACCTTGAGGGCTTCAAGGCTTTTGTCGCCGCCGCGCCGGAGATCGTGCCAGAAGGCGCGCATCGTCGCACCGAATCCGCGCACGGTGTGGTGCTCACCGACGAAGACCGCATCGCCATCCGGTTGCTAGGGATGACCGAAGAGGCATTCGCTCAGCAAAAAGCCAAACAACTCGTCACTAAGGAGTAAGACATGGCCATCATCACCCCCGCCCTGATTTCTTCCCTGCGCACTGGCTTTTCCAAAGCCTTTCAGGATGCGCTGACCAACACGCCCACTGACTGGCAGAAAGTCGCCACCCGCGTGCCGTCGAGTTCAGCCAGCAACACCTACGGCTGGCTCAACCAATTCCCCGCCTTACGCGAATGGGTGGGCGACCGTGTGCTCAAGGACATGGCCGCGCAGGCCTACCAGATTCAGAACAAGCTGTTCGAGGGCACTGTCGCGGTCAAGCGCACCGACATCGAAGACGACAACGTAGGCGTCTACACCCCGTTGTTCGAAGAGATGGGCCGCGCAGCCGCCACCCACCCGGATCAGCTTGTCTTCGGCCTGCTCAAGGATGCGCACACCGTCACCTGCTACGACGGGCAGTTCTTCTTCGACACCGACCACCCGGTCTATCCCAACGTGGACGGCACCGGCACGGCGACGCTGGTTTCCAACGTGCAAGCAGGTACGGGTGAAGCCTGGTATCTGCTCGACACCAGCCGCGCGCTTAAGCCCCTGATCTTCCAAGAGCGCACTACGCCAGAACTGGAGGCGCTGACTTCCACCCAGGATGAAGGCGTGTTTATGCGCGATGAATATCGCTATGGCATTCGCTACCGCTGCAACGCTGGCCTGGGCTTCTGGCAAATGGCCTATAAGAGCAAGGCCACGCTGGACGCCACCAACTTCAACGCCGCGCTTGCCGCGATGCAGTCGCTCAAGGCAGACGGTGGGCGACCGCTCGGCATCAAGCCGACCGTGCTGGTGGTGCCGCCTTCCCTACGCGCCGCCGCGATGGAGATCGTCAAGAGCGAGCGCTTGGCTAACGGTGCTTCCAACCCCAACTTCGGCGTTGTCGATCTGATTGTCTCGCCGTGGCTGGTGTGATGAGGTGACGCATGGCACGCGCAAAGACCGCCAACCCGGTGCTCGACGGCATGGTGGATGTTCCGCCCGCAGCCACGCCCGCCATCCGACTGTTCGTGCGCACCGTGCCTGCACATGGCGAGATGACGCGCTACCGCGCCGGGCTCGGCCCCTTCGGGCGCGATCCGGTGACGGTCGAAGCTACGCCGGAGCAGGCCGAGGCGCTCAAGGCTGATCCGGTGCTGATCGTGACCGAGGCGGAGTGACGCCATGCCATACGCCACCCAGGCCGACCTGGAAGCGCGCTTCGGTGTCGATGAGTTGACCCAGCTCACCGACCGGGTGGGCGCGGGTGTGCCGGATGCTGGGATTATTGCGCGCGCGTTGTCCGATGCCGATGCAGAGATCGACGGCTATCTTGCCAGCCGCTACGCTCTTCCGCTTGCGACCGTGCCGCCTGTGCTTGCCCGCATTGCGTGCGACATCGCGCGTTACCGGATGTGGGAAGACCGCGCAAGCGAGGAGGTGCGCATACGCTACGAGGATGCGCGCCGCGCGCTGGAAAGCATTGCTAAGGGAGTGATGTCTCTCGGTTTGCCTGAGACAAACGCCGCTCCGGCGCTGGCTGGTGTGAGCCTGGGCAACCCGCGCGTGATGAGCCGTGCTGGCACAGAGGGCTATTGATGATCCACGACCGCCTGGCAGACCTGCGCGATCACATCGACGCTGCTGTGTCAGGGCTTAATCTTGTGCAGGTCCATCAGCTGGATATGAGCGATACGCACACCGGCAAGTGGCTGGTGCGTCTGCCCGCCGTATACCTGATCGCGCGCGGGGCGCGGCGTGATGAGCCGGGCATGATGGCCGCGCAGTGCGCAGCCTACGTCATCGCCAGATTTGGAGATTTAAAGCGCCAACAAGCGACGCAGGGATGGGAGCTGGCGCAGCTTGTGTTCGCTATCATCGCTGACCGCCCAGATGCGCAGCGGGTGGTGTTAAGGTATGTGGACGAGATCGGCCTGGATCAGCCAGGAATAGGCCTGTGGGAAATAACCTGGGATATGCTGCTGCGCATGCCAGCGACCGACCCGCTGGCCGTCCCCTGTAACCTCTTGGAGGCTGAAGCAGACGAGGCGTGGGTGTCCTGGGCGCCGTTGATCGGTGCGGCTAATATTTCGTACTACCATCGCGTCGAGGGTCAGCCCGAGCCGGGCGAGTCGATAGAGGACTTGGTGCCATGAGTAAGACCGACGCTTTGACGCTGGATGCCGCCGACTGGGGGCGCGGCTCTGCCGTACGCCTGGGCGTGGTAGCCGAGGCCGACTACGCCAGTGCACGGGTGCGCGTGCGCATCTCGGGCAAGGAGGGGGCGGAGGGCGAGGCATTGACCGGCTGGCTGCCGTGGGCCACCTGGGCGGCGGGGCGCTTACGCGTGTGGAGTCCCCCCACCAAGGGCGAGCAGTGCTTGGTGCTGGCACCAAGCGGAGACCTCGCGCAGGCGGTGGCCGTGCCCGCCGTGTTTCAGCAGCGGGGAGCGTTTCCTGCCCCTGCAAGCGATCCAAACCTGACACTTCTTAAATGGGATGATGAAGCTTATATCAGCTACCAGTGCCAAGCACACGAGCTTACTGTCTATGTGCCGGACAACCTAATCAAGATCGAATGCGACGGCGATGGAAAGATTGAGATTCTAGCGCGCAAGCTCATCAAGATTCAGTGCGACGAGAATATAGAAATCATCGCCGGGAAGGATATTACTATTCAGGCCGGTGGGGACGTGGTGGTGACTGGGAACACGATTAGTCTGAACTGATGGCAGGCGCAGTCAGATTGGGAGATAACTGCAGTGGGCATGGCTGCTATCCGCCGCGCCCGTGCATCGAAGCGAGCGAAAACGTATTTGTCAACGGCCTTGGCTGGCACCGGCTGGGCGACGGGTGGGCGTCGCACGGCTGCGCGCTGTGTACGCCGCATGGCGGCAGCGCTGCGAGCGGCAGCTCTACGGTATTCGTCAACGGCCTTCCGGCCTGCCGTGTCGGCGATGCAGTGAGCTGCGGCTCGACGATGGCGGATGGGTCTTCGGATGTCTTCTGTGGTTGACCTCACCCACCTGCCGCCCCCGGCCATCGTCAAAACGCTCGACTTTGAAGCGCTGCTCGATACGCTCAAGGCCGACCTGGCAGCGCGCGCGCCGGAGCTTGCCCAGGTGCTGGCCCTCGAATCCGAGCCGCTGGTCAAGCTGCTGGAGGTGGCGGCCTGGCGCGAGATGGAAATCCGCGCCCGCGTCAACGCCGCCGCGCGCGCCATCCTGCTGCCGTGGGCGGCAGGCGCTGACCTGGACAACCTCGCCGCCCGCTACGGCGTGGTGCGCCTGGCGGGCGAAGACGACGAGCGGCTGCGCGCGCGGGTGCTGATCGCCTACCACCAGCTTGCCGGGGCCGGGTCGGTGGCGGGCTGGCGCTTTCATACCCTTTCGGCGCACCATGACGTAGTGGCTGCCGATGTGTGGAGCCCGCGCCCCGGCGCGGTGACGGTGGCGGTGCTGGCGCGCGCCGTGGCGCACAAGAACCACTGCACACC